CGAAGCTTGCACGCTCATGGTAAACCCATCTTTGCAAACAACATATTTGTTTAATTTATTTCTCACCTATAACCTCCAAAAAAAATAAAAAAAGAAGTCGGCAGCCGCTGTCCTCGTCGCGTCACGTAACCAGATGCCTTTTAATTGGCTAAGAAATATAGCCTTCTTCAGGAGCATCATTGAAGATCAAACATTATATATTACCCGTGCCGACTGTCATTATAATACCTCATTTGGGTTTAAATGTCAACCTTTTTTTGCACTGCTGCACACTTCCAGCATTGATTCAACCGCCTCCCATTCATGACCCGTGGCCACAAATACAATCGTGCAAAAGCCATTCCACCTTGAACTCTTAGTTACAATTGCTGTGCGATTTTTGCGCAAAGAGGGCACCGGATGTTTTAATCGAACAAGATCACCGACTTTCATTTAGTAACTCTCGCATGTTAAATAGTGCTGACATCCAGCCCTAACAACATGTTAACCTGTTTGGATTTAAATGTCAACCTTTTTTTCTTGTTCCTAAAATAATATCCCATAACGCTGTAGTGACGCCCCAATTTGCATCTTGGTCTTTTCCCATGTGATGTTCATAGTGCCAAGGAAAATATATCTTACCCCATATAACGTTTAAATGACTTTTCTGATGCACGTAGAAATATCTTACAGCACACAAAATCAAAGTGCAGTACAAGTAAGGAGCGATAAAATAAACTGGTATGTGTGCAGCTGCAAGAAGGCAAAGACTCGCTATCTCTTTTATGACTGATGGTGACAAAAAGGTATTGTAGTTCTCGTCAAAATTATTATTCTTCCTACAAGTTCTGTGGTGCGAGTGCCAGTGAAAACTAAACCAATTTTTTTTATTTTTCCCCAAACCATGTAGGACATATTTATGAAGCGCCCACTCTAACCAAGTCGCATAAAGATAACCTATGATAATTTGGATTGCCGCTCCAACCACTTTAAGCGCCCCTAGAAAGCAACTCTAAATCGTGCATGTGCTCAGTGCATATAAGCTTGTCCGACCATTGTACTTTGCACCATTTTGATCCTTCGACCTTTACAATGATGCCAACCAATTCATCGACGGGTGCCGGCAAAAACCTGATTGGTTTAGAGTAGCGCACCAAATCGCCTGTGAGGTAAGCGCCCATGCATATAATTAGAATTATTAACAAAAAATTAATCATTAAACAAGTTATCAACTTCAAGTTTTAATGTGGTGCTGGATTTTCTTTTGCTGCATTTGCAATGAGTGTCGACATCATCAAACACTTCTTCCGCAAATGGCAAATTTTCATCATTTTCCTCGATTTGAGACATTTCCCAAGTGTCAGTGTCAACCGGATTCCAGTCAAACCATCGCACGAAATCTAAAAATTTCTGCCACTCGCTTTGACCAACAAACTTAATTTCTTTACCACCTCCAAAATTAAGCACAAAATGAATTTGATTGCCCTCGACCCGTTCAATAGCCAACACTGCCACTCCTAAAAGTTCATTGTAATCCTCATTAAAAACAAGTTTGTCCTTTTTTAATGTATTCACGGTCGCCCCACTCTAAAATAAATAGTAATTAACAATTTAAAAACAAGTGTTCATAATTGGCAACATGCAGGATCTCCGACAATTGTAAAGTATATGCTGAAACTAAATCAGATCTATTGCGTTCCTTAGCAGATTGAATGTCCTTTCTTAATTGTATAACTGAAAGTTCAGAATTAATTAAAAATTTTATTGCTTTGCGTATCACGGAGATAGCGGCAACCATTAAAGAACGGGATTCAGCAGAAAAATAAAGATCACTTTTATTTGCATCGCTCCTCAGCGCGAGCTTGATTTCAACCGGAGCGTCTGTTTGATTCCAACTGTGACTTTGTTTAAATTTAACTCTCAAAGAAAAATCTTCAAACTTAACGCCACTTAAGGACTGATATTGTTTATGTAACTTGTGAATAATTGAGTTATAAAGCGCATCAACGGCGCCGTTCCCAGTACCATTAATTTTAATCACTTTAGTATCTATTATTAAATCGCATGTGACCTGAGATTTTTTCTTTTTATCTTTTTCTCTTAAGACAAATTTTCCAATAAAAACATTGACTTTGTTTTTTCCAAGAACTTCATCAATAATTTTATCAAATTCTTGCTGTCTTGTTTCTTCTGGAAACACCAGATCCATATACTAATTAGAATTCGTTAAGCGTTCGAAGACTACTTTCTTTGAAATAAAGTAAGATAAATATGCCAAAAGCATACCAGAAAAAACATCTACAACAAAGTGTTGTTTTATGGCGAGAGTGGAAAAAGAAATCAACAAGGCCCAAATTAAATATCCCATGTAAAGCCATCTATTCTTTTTAACATAGATAGACAGACCTACAAAAAACGTTATCAGCCAAGAAAAAGTTACATGACTCGATGGGAATGTATTTTGTGCACCATCTATTCTCCTGGTACATTCCAACAAAAAGCCTGATATGCTAGAGTTATCAATAAAGTTTTCGCGAGGATAAAAGGAAGGGAAAAAAATATAAAAGATAAACAAAGTAACAATTGCCAGCAGAAACGCTGCAATCGCTGACAAGAACAACTCTCTTCTTTGAATTAAAAAGATTAACGTGACTCCAACCACCGGGATGATGGTATGATACACCCAGACGAAATGAGGATTAAAGGGAATGAGTTCGTCGGCCCAAGTTATAAAACTGTAGTCACCTGTCGTGATGTAAGCTTGAATAATAAAATAAATGAGAAAATAAGGCAAGAGCGTAAAAAAGAAAACAACTTTAGCTTTGACCCCGATTGGCACTTATGCGTACCCTCCCGGAAAAATATTCGGCATGCCTAACTTTCCATTTGATGGTTGAAAAAGTGCGAATTGATTTACGCACTTCCTATTAATACATATTAAAAAAATTAGCAAAAAGAATATTTTTTATAAAAAATGTTTTAAGTTTGTATTCCTTGGCCTCGAAAATGCTTTCTTTTCCTATTTTCGACCACCAAATGCGCTTGTATATATTTTACACCATTTTTTTCTTTAGTGCGAAACTGATAAGGTTTATCACGGAATACGCCATACGATGGCTTCCTTTTTCTCCTCTTGCCATACTTGCTTTTTGGAGGAGAATTCAGATGTCCAATACACCCTTCTACAACCTGTTCAAGTGAAAGCCCTTGTGAAATATACTTGTCATAATCGACGTCGATATTGACAATAACAACCCAACATTTCTTTCCAAACCCTCGAATCCCATGAAAATATGAATTTGAATATAGTCCGTACTTTGCTTTTTTGTCAACATTCGCCATTGGTATTCCTAGCGCCGCAGAATAATTTTCAAGCTTCATTAATGTACATTCAATTTTATCCATCGTTAATCACCTTTAAATATTGTTTCAAATCACTACAGCCACCAATGAACTTTCTTTCGCCATCCGAGCACTGCACTAAAACAAGTGGCACTGTCTGCCAGTCAAATTTATCTTTTATAGCCTGCAATGCTTCTGCGTCATTATCCATTGCGTATACGGTGTAGCGACAGTCGTTGTCATTTAATTCTTGTTGTGCCTCAATACAAAAAGGACAATCACTCTTTACCCACAGGAAAAAATAATATTGTTTATCCATGCAGCACTCCGCGAATTCGCAATTTGTTTTCAATGACTTCTGGGGCGCCCACGACAACGACCTCTAAGCCTGATTGTCCGCGATTTAACATTAAGCGAGTAAATTCTTGCCTTGAATCTAAATCTTTCGGCATCGCATTTTCTGCTAACTTTTGTTTGTAGGCGGTAGCTGCGCGCAAAGAAACAACATGTTCTGGGTTCACGTATATTTCTCTTAACGTGTACCTTCGCTTCAAACCTTTTGAAGCATTCAATATCTCACAAATTTCTACTAATTTAATCATGCATCCTCCTGAATGATGTTTATATCGTGCTCATCAACATACCATGCTTCACCGTTGCACCAAACTTTTATGTACTTTCCATCCAACAAATTAGTATCAATCAACAAAAGACTCATTGGTTTATCAAGCTGGTAGCTTTTCATTGGACTGGGTCCGATATATGTCTTGTAAGGGTCGATGTCCTGCATAATTGCATGGAATTGCAATAATGTAACTTTCGAAGATACATGAACTAAATCACCCTTTTTCATGCACTTTCCTGATTAGGGTCGCTATTTTTGGTACTCTTCTTGTTCAATGAAGCATTTTGATATCCTTCGAGTATACCTCCGCAATCCAATAAACGCAGATCCATTTTTGCTAGGTCTTGACGAACTTCATCAACTAATTGAACAGCTCTTTTTTCATTTCCTTGCGATAGAAACAACAGCAGATCATCAATTTTCTTATTGAGTGGCAAGAATGATTCCTTTTTCATTTCATGAATTAGTCTGTTAACTGTCGTTGGTACATCTTCTAGATCTACTGAGTAAGAAATATTAACTCTCATACAATTATCTCCTTTGTATTAAGTATAGCATTTTATAATGTTTTGTCAAGAAGATTAAAACAAAGTTTTATAAATCGTTGCAGCCATCAGGCCCAACATACTAGTGACGAGGATCCAAATCACTCGCGAGGAAGTGTCTTTCCAAGATTCTAAAGCGCGCAGCCTGGCATACAATCCAGAATCAGGATTGTACACAGCTTCCTTAATTTTAGAAATGTCCGCTGCCATTTCTTCTTGCTTCTCCTTAACGCTTTCAACGCTTTGCATAATTTGATCAAATTTCCCATCTATCTCAGCAAAAGTAACTTTCACTTCCGTACACTCATCAGCCGGCATAGAATCATCTCCTCATCTGTACAAATAAATAGAACTTAAACTTCTATAATGGCATAATTTGTTGTGATTAAGGTTGAGGCAACAGAAGCAGCATTCTGCAACGCACACCTTATAACCTTCGCAGGGTCAATAATTCCAACACTATATAAATCTTCTACCCTGTTCGCAACAAAGTTCCAGCCTTCGTTTTTTTTCGCAGACAACACTTCTGCAAGTATTAGGTCAGGAGATTCGCCAGCATTTAAAGCCATTTGCTTTAAAGGTTCTCTTACTGCTTCCAAAATAATCTTTGCACCTAGGTTTTGCCATTCATTATCTGCTTCAACTGTGACGGCGCGCGAAACTCTTATTAAAGTAGTGCCACCTCCGGGTACAATTCCCTCTAATTGCGCGGCTTTAACAGCTTCCAGCGCATCTTCAATTCTGTGTTTCTTCTCTATCATTTCAATTTCAGTAGCTGCACCTACGCGAATAATAGCTATTCCGCTAGCTAATCTAGTAATTCTTTCTTGTATTCTTTCGCACTCGTGCAAGCCATCGGTCTGTTCGATCTCCACTTTCAAGGAATCAATTCTTTTATCAACTTCTTCTGAGTCTCCCTTGCCTCCAACAATAGTTGTGAAATTTTTGAGACTTTCAAATGTTTTTGCTGAACCGAAATGACTTAATTTGATATCTTTCAGGTGTAAATTATTTTCTCTCGTAATGAATGTTGCCCCCATTGAAAGAGCTAGGTCTTTCAATATGTTTCTTCTTTCCTCACCATATCTCGGTGCTTTAATTCCAGCAACTCTCAAGGTACCGCGCACTGCATTCATAATTAATGCAGCCAACGCTTGACCTTCAATGTTCTCAGCAACAATAATCAACGGACGATTTTCTCTCGCAGCTAATTCAAGTGTTGGCATCATTTCATCTACAGTGTCAATTCTCGCATCCGTAACCAAAATCAAAGGGTTCTCGTACTTTACCGTACCACGCTTCTCGTCTGTTATAAAGGCACTAGCTAAGTAGCCGGAATCAAACCTAAAACCTTCCACTATATCTAAACTGGTCTCAACCGAGCGCGCTTCCTCAATTGTAATTGAGCCATCTTTGCCGGCCAAGTCGACAGCGCTAGCAATCAATTTGCCAATCACTTTATCTCCATTGGCAGATATAGTAGCGATGTGCATAATATCTTCTTCTGATGTAATTGGGGTAGCAACTTCTTCTAATTCTTTTACAATAGCAGCAACAGCTTTGTCAATTCCCCTTTTTAATTCAACAGGAGGAGTACCAGCCAACAAATATTTTTGAGCCTCGATTAATATTGCACGAGTTAAAACTGTTGAAGTTGTTGTACCGTCGCCGGCTTCTGAGTTGGTTTGAGAAGCTGCTTGTTTAATGATTTGTGCGCCAACATTTTCAAAAGGATCTTCAAGCTGCACAAACTTAGCTACAGTGACGCCATCTTTTGTAATGATTGGATTTCCTTTTTTGCCATGAAGGATAACATTTCTTCCTCTCGGACCTAAAGTAGAGGCAACATTATCTGCTAAAATATTTGCCCCTTTTAAAATTTTTTGATGTAATTCTGTTCCAGATTTATATTGTCGCGGCATTAATCCTCCGTTAATAATATATCAAAAATATATCGCGTTGTCAAGTTATTTTTCTGTTGTTTCTGATAATTCTGTAGTGTGAACAACTAATCGTTTTGCAGTCTCAGATGCTTTAAAAGCATCACCAACGCGATTCTGTAAATAATAACCATTAATTTGGCTAGTTAAATTGTCCATTTCTTGATACAGTGGTGCGACCAACTTTTCAAGGATTGCGCTATATTTCTGCAATGAACGATAAATCTTCCTTTTATTAACATCGACCGTGCCGTACAAGGTACCCTCTGAGCGCGCTCTGATTGGATTGATCACAAATTGCTTCTCATTCAAAAGCTGTTTTAATATCTCGGCCCATTGAATAACAGATTTTGCATCCCCATCTTGAACTAGGGCATTTATTTTTTTAACCACGTCACCATATGCAACTTCACCCTTAACATTGATTGCCCACCACCTTTGTATATGAATTGCTGATTCGCGAAATCGCTCGCCGGAGCCCAATATTGATTTCATATAAGATCTTTGGCGATCTTGGCCAATTTTAGCTATTTGCACGGCGGCGTCTGTATTCCCAGCCATAAAAGCTTCCTCTAGTTCTAGAGGTACCATTAAACTTTCAAAACCCCCTTCCGCTAAATCGCTCTTTGCCCATTGCGAAAAGGCGTTTCGGCCCGCTGAACTTAGTATTGCCTCTGCAACTTGGGGGGCGCGAGAAGCAGCCTTTGATGCAAATGGTGCAACCTTCCAATAAAAACTTGCATTTTTCCAATTGTAATCAAAAGCAACTTCGCGTGAATCTAAGCCAAACATTGGCGCTCTTTTTAAAAAGAATCGTTCCCACTGTTCTTTCATAAAATCTACTTGCTTGGGTTCGATCGACTTTGCAGCCTCCTGCAGCTGTTCTTTTTTCTTGTAACCTGCAAGTTTAAAAAATCTCTTATCTATCCAATGAAAGAAATTACTTGGCTTGATATTAAAAGAATACACATCTAGTTCGTTTTTCTTCGTTTTTGTCGCGACAATATACTCTATACCCTTCTCTTCAGCGACTGCTGCTACCTCGGGTCGCATAAAAAATCCCAACAAATTTTCTAAACTTCCTTCAATTTTTGTCTTTGGGCTAAGAAGTTTTAGACTCACCGGTTGGCCCCCTGCGCCAGTTTTGGGATCAACAAAGAACATAACATCCTCAATCGGAAGTGTGCCGCCGACCTTTTCGGTCACTTGTGTTCCTTTGAGAAGTCCAGACAAAAATGCCTCAAATATAAATCCCGCAGTAGATTCATTAAAATCATCCAACATTTGCTGCAACATCTTAACTGCACCAAGTGAAGCCATAATCTCTGATATTTTCGGTTCGCCCTCTGGGCCACCTTCAACAATTGCATTTATAGATTGTATTTTTGCAGCTAAATTTTCACCTTTAATATTGTTTGCAATATATTTTTGAAAGTCCAGGCGCTCATCTGTTCCAAGTTTTCCCGCTTGTTCACTGGGAGGTTTAAATGATTTTAATGCAGTTTTATAAAAACTTGCCGCGCTAAACTTTTCTTCTTTTTCGAGTAAGATTTCTTTTTCTTGTTCTTCAACGACTTCTTCAATTAGTTTTAAAAAAGAAGACGCCTTGAGATTGTTATTTGATGATTGAAAATAATTTTCAACTAGTTTATTAATATCACTCATATTATTAATTAGTCACCATTTTCAATTGAATCTCTAACTCGCTGTAAAATTTTGTCCATTTCTAAACCAGCACAATCAATTTTCTTTTTCGTCAAATGATAGTGATTGACAACACCCTTAAATTTACCCCTGCGAGCTGGAGAATACATTGTGGTAAACAAACTGCCATCATCCTTCAGGGGGCACTCCATGGGAATCCCATAATGTTTATGCAAGCACTTTAGCAAAGCTTCGTAGGCTTGGATTTGGACCGGGTAATAGCCCAAGAATTCTTTAAGTACCGCTCTGTGAACAGGCACTTTTCTTAGCACAGGTCGAGAGCCGAACCCTCTTTTTCTGTAGTATCCATTGTATTTTGTATAATAACCATTGCTGAAATCAATTCCTATGGATGCTTTGTTTATTTTACGAATGCCGGCATGCCATGCTTCATGTTGTGGGTCGACCATTTGACATATAGTGCCGTTATTATCAATTACAAAATGACTTGAAATTCCTTTTCTCTTTAAAACTTTGCGACACGAACGAGCACTCAAACACACATCCCAGTGAGTAACTATCATCGAAATGTTTCTTTTTTTAGGTTTATAAGAACGGTAACAATTGGCTGGTAGTGCATAATTATCTTCATCTAATATGTTTATAACATCCCAATTAATAGGCACCCTCTCACCATCACAAATAATAAAATCACCTTCCGGTCGATCTTCTATCTCGTGCTCGAATTCACGTTTAGTGTTTATGCGGCGATAAGTCATTGGTCCACAAAGCCCATCTGCTGTTAACTCATGTTCTCTTTGGAACTTCTTTATGTTTTTAATTAGTGTTTCGTCAAAATCTTTTGCACCAAACCATGACGGTTCCCATCCAAGTTTAGCTGCTGAAGATTTATTGTAGAATATTTTATTATGAATTGGCATGTTTTACTCCATCAAGACACTGCTTCGACAATCAATCGTGTAACCACATAAGGATCGCAATTTGCATTTGGTCTTCGGTCTTCAATATAACCTTTGCCATCCCTCTTAACTTGCCACGGAATCCTAACGGACGCTGTCCTATCTGAAATTCCATATTTATATTCCTTGTAGGAACACGTCTCATGTTTCCCTGTTAATCTTTTTTCAATATCACGTCCGTAGTTGCGAACATGTAGCCGATGCGTTTCTCCCAGCGCTTTAGCTGCTTCTTCGCATGCGTCATATGATTCTCTCATTTCCTTTGTGGAAAAATTTGTGTGACAACCTGCGCCATTCCAATCACCGTCCGCAGGTTTAGGATCCAGCGAGACAGCAACATTATAATCTTCTGCGACCCTCTCCAACAGCCAGCGCGCGATTAATAGCTGATCAGAAACCTCTAACGGATTAAGAGGTCCAACCTGAAATTCCCACTGGCCAGGCATGACTTCTGCATTAATACCAGATATTTGTAAATTTGCTAGCAGGCATGCCTCAAGGTGCGACTCAGCAATTGGCCGGCCAACCGCCAGGCCTGTGCCAACACTGCAATAATATGGCCCCTGATCTAGAATGTTATCAATTGGAGCCATGCCATTTTCTGACATTTGAAATCCCTTCTTTTGTCTCCGAGCTTGAAAAAATCCGAGAGGCATGTTGCTGATACCATTAAGAAAAGTATATTCTTGTTCTAACCCAAACCAAAATTCACGTTCCTTGTATTTCTCATGTGTTCCCCTAAGCAATGCCCGAGTGTTAGTTGCATGCGGCGTATCATCGACGTTATAAACTTCGCATAAAACTAATTTATCGCCGGCAGCGCGCATAGGATCAGGACAAACAAAAACTGGTTTTAATACACAATCTGAATTCCCACCATCAGCTTGGTTGGTACTAGAACCATCAAAACCCCAAACAGGCAAGTCCTGCGATTTTTCAGAATCATTAATAATTTTTGTTTTAGATCTAAGTTGGGGAGTTGGCTCTGTGCCATCTACCCATATATATTCTGCTTTAAAATAACCCATAGTATATCCTTTTATATGATTTCATCTGCAATTCCGTATTCTACGGCTTGCTGTGCGTTTAAATAAACATCCATTTTTCTGTCCAGCATTTTTTTTATGTGCTTCTTTGTCAAATGCGTTTCATTTACTAAAGCCTGAGTATATTGTTCTTGAATCCACCGTATTTCTTCCATTTCATTTTCTAAATTATAAATGGGGCCCCAATTCCCGCCGGCTACAGCGTGTAACATAACGCGGCAATTTTTACCAATTTTCCTTTTGCCGCGTGTGCCAGATGCAAGAAGCAGCACACCAGCAGACATAACGCGGCCGAAGCCATAAGTGCGTATCTCGCAATCTTCACGAATCATTCGCATTACATCATATACGGCAAACATTCCCAAGGCCAAGCCTCCGGGTGTGGAAATATAAAAATCAATTGGGTCATAAACTATTTCTTTAATTGGAGATTGAAAATCTTCAGGGTCTTCGTATATTTCTCGCCTGCCCATCTCTTTTAATGCGAGAAAGGCAGTGCAAATATCTCCCACCTTTTCATTATTTAAATCTTCATACAAGCCAATCATTCTTAGCTTGGGAGATTCATCAGAAGAAGGACTCAGTATAAAGTAAGGAGCTACTTCTTTGTCTTTGTCTTTATCTTTGTTTTTTTTGGTTTTTGAATTCGCTAAAGTAGTTATCAATTCTGTTTTTTTCAATACATTGCTTCTTTGGCCTCTATTCCAAGCTTAATTGGTTTAGGTCGATTATTTCTGTTGAACTCTTTAAGGGCAAATGGGAATTTCTTAGCCCATTTGATCCATTCTTCCATTGTATCAAACTCTCGAATAAAAATTAATATTTCTTCTTTTCTTTTCTTATTATAACCTTCTGCAATTTTTCGCCATCCTTGCACGGCTTTTAATACCTTGTTTTTTGCTCGAATCCCTTTTACACTTTCTACCTGTAATGTATACGTGAATTCTGTTTTATTCTCCGTTCGAAGTCTCCATGCCGCTGCATGCATTATCTGGTCCTCCACCGGTGGTTGGTGCTGATTCTTCATCAGTACTAACAGTAATTATACCATCCTGCCAGCAAAGGTCAATCTTTTTTTTGACGTAGAAGCGTAAAATTTTTAGGTACTCGTAAGCCTGCGCTCTGCTAAAGCCTTCTCCTTTCGCCCTCTCAGTGCACCATCTTAGAATAGAATTCGCTAAAAATGCGCGCTCCGCATGAATTACATTATCCTCATGCGTTATTGCGCCTTCGTTTTTAAGCCAGTCCATATACATGCTATGTTTCATTTTTGTTATAGTATTTATCTAGTACGTCAACAAGCTCCCGCCAATCCTTGGAGGATATGTGTATTGCTATTGATGGCGAAACGGACGAATAAAGCCTCTTGACTACATCATTTTTCCAAAAAATATAATCTTTTTCATCACTCTTCTTTTCGTTGAGAACATAGTCCTCTGAAAACTCTGCGTCAGTCATCAGTTTATATTTCAGGGAATGAATAAAAGCAACGTCTTGCACTGCCGAAGCCAAAAATTTGATAACATTGAGTTGAATTTCTCGAATGAGATGTACGGTGTGGCTAATTCTTAAAAGCTTTGATAGAGCTTTATAGGTTAAAGCCCCACCAATAAACCACAAAAATTCAGCCATCGTCTTACTTTAATCGTTTGGAAATACGAGCAGTCAACTGATCGATTAACTTTTCTTTCTTAGATTCTTTAACTAAACGTGCAGCAATTCTTTTAAGTGTTTCATTAACAACTTCTTCTTCGTCGAGATAGTCTATATCGGCCTCTTCCAGGGCGGCGCCCATGGGCTCTTCAACCTCTTCGCCGGGAAGCCCTTCAGCCTCTTCGCCGGGAAGTCCTTCAGCCTCTTCGCCGGGAAGTCCTTCTGCTGGCTCCTCTTCACTAATATCTAATTCACCAGTCTCAACGGCACCTGAAAGCGCATCCATAACAGCATCAGCTACAATATCGCGAACTTTGGACATCGGGCCGGCATCTGCAACCTCTTCTCCACCCTCCAAGGGCTCTTCTAAAGGCGCTTCTTCATCACCACCCAACTCTTCTCCAGGTAGCTCATCGAGAGAAGGCTCTGGCGCTAGCTCGTCATCCTTATAAAGGCCTTCTTCTGAAAGATTACCAACAAAAGTCTCCGAGAGTGCATGATTTCCCGCCAATTTCATAAAACGCTTAACCTGCGTCTCGTTTAACAATTTTTTATCTTTCATGTTTTTGCTCCTTTATTACAGCACACATATCTCTTGTATAAATAGTGTTCAATATATTAAAGAACTTTTTTTTTTCATTTTTTGCATGGCTTTGTCTTGAATTTGTTTTACACGGACAAAACTTAAATTTACTCTTTTAGCTACTTCTTCTAATGTCATTTTGCCATGTTTGTTAACAGTGATTAAAGTACAATTTAAATCATCACCGTAATCTACCCACATTCTACATTTGCGTTCTTTGCAAGATGCATTTCGTTTTAAACAACTCTTCGCGCATTTATTCATAATTCTGGATTTTCCTTTTCTAGTATGTCAAATATATTTTCAATTTCATTTTCACTTAAGCCAAACTGCTTAACTACATTCTTTTCCTTGGTTCGGGCGCGCTCGACTTTGCCGCGTTTGTTCTTTGATATCGCCTTTTTTTCTTTTATCTCGTCAACAAAAGCTAAAATTTTATCATTCTTTTCTACATACCCTTTTATAACTTCATTAAAAAATTCACGGATTTTAATATCATCATAATGCAAGCATATTTTCAAATCAGCATGAAGCTTATCTGTGCTATCGAAGCAAATTTTCTTAGTCGCGTTTCCGTAGTTTGGCAATTTAGTTCGCTCCTAAGATATGGGTACGACCCTCCAACAAACCAGCATTTGTCTGAGAAGTCCACACTGCTTTGGACTGCAGTTCTTCAATTGTTCTAGCTCCTGAATAAGATAAGCCTGAAACAATACCTCTTCGCAAATCTTTAAGAATAGAATCAACTGGACCCTTATAATCAACCGAGGTGCATATGCCCTCATCAGAACTATATTGACCCTTCCAGTCCATTTGTGCATCCTTACTGGCCATGCCGCGATATTCTTTTCTAATGCCGCCAAGAGTGTACATCTTTTTTCCGGGCGATTCTTCTGTTCCTGCCAGCATGGATCCGAGCATAACAAAATCTGCTCCAGCGGCCAAAGCTTTAACAATATCGCCGCTGGATCTAATACCTCCGTCAGCAATAATTTTAGTATCTCTATCGCTTCTAGCGCAATCCATGATTGTTTGCAATCCTGGTAAACCATGTCCAGTTTGAATTCGCGTGGAACATATCGATCCACCGCCAATATTACACCTGATACTATCTGCGCCCCAATCTGATAAATCATTAAAACCTTGAAGAGTGGCTACATTGCCAGCCATAATATGTATCATATCTCCTAATTCTTCTCTAATAGCTGCAATTGCTTCTTTCATTAGGATGTGATGGCCATGGGCAACATCGATACAAAGCACCTTCACACCTACATCAAATAAATTGATGGCGCGCTTAAGATAATCCCCCGTAACTCCAATAGCTGCGCCAGCATATGCGCATTTACGAACCAAATCACATTGCTCTTTGACGGTATTATAGCGATGAATAATGCCCAAACCACCAGCGTTGCACATTGCGATACTCATATCACTTTCAGTTACGGTATCCATTGGCGAAGAAATTATAGGCAACGCCAAGCGTATATGCTTGTCTAAGTTGTTCCTAATCTCTACTTCTTTTCTGCTTTTGATGTCAGAATATTGCGGCACTAATAATACGTCGTCGTAAGTTAGAGCTTGTTTCATTCATAAACCTCTTCTAAAATAATCCCTACATCAAAACTGCCGCGCTCTTCACGTTTGTTTTTAGCGCAATCTAAAACATCTTGGTAACTGAAAGGTGCGTAGCCACCCTCTTCAGCTTGATGAACTGCGCCATAAGTCTCGATTATAGCACTAAACACTTCAAACATATCAGCTGCTTCTTCGACACACGGATCTTTCATAAACTCATCAAGCTCTTCTTGCATTTTATCATATAAAAATTTGCCTAAATTGCTGCCTGGGCTAAAAAGATAAGTATCGGAATAATGCCATTTGCATTTCTTTCCTGCGTTTGTGATAATCTGTGGTATTTTATTTCTAACTAATTTTGGTTTCATTTTCTACCTCTTCAATAAGTTTGTTCAAGTACCATCGTGCTTTTTTTAAATCTTTAAGAGACTGGCCTTTATAAGGGTGTCGAGTTACATATTTAATAATATTGCTTTCTGGATAGTCCATTTTCCAAGAGCGAATGTATGTATATGTTTCTATAGCTTGTTCGCCCTTCCAGTTAATGTTGTAATGTTTGGGACGGTTTATATGATCGTCATCCATTCTTTTCCTCTACGCGCTTCTTAAAATCTTCAATAATTTGAACAGCCTTCTTCCAACACGTTGGACAATACAAACGCACCGCGTCTTCTTTTTCACGCACAACGACGCTCCATGTCGTAACCATCTCCTTATTAGTTTTATCAAATAATTCTTCACATGTCAAGCATTTATCGGGTATTTTTCCAAACAAAGCAACTTTCATCGCTAATTCTTTTTCAGCTAACTTTTTTGCTTTGCCAGCCTGGGCTCTGCGTAATTTTCTACTAAAACTCATGTTACTTTCAATTTGTCCAGTTGCCCGCCGGCCAACCAATTTACATCTACCTTTCCTCGAATTCCCGATACCGCACCGTCACTTCCGTGTTGCCACACATCCCACTCTTTCCAGCCACAAACATTTCTTTTTGGTTCAACTCCCTTATTGTAAGAAGCCCACCAAATTGGATATTGTGTAAGTTTTTGAAGATCTTCTTTGTTTGCCTTCCTTAGAAATAGATCCCATGCCCATTTTGCAGTATACACAATAGGTTTTACATTGCAGCTAAGCTGCTTCTCGACAACTTCAAGCCACTTCAAGCACCATTCTACATTGTACTGATCGTCGGTTTTCATTCCCTTTTCAACGTCTAAAGCTGGTACCAAATCGCCGGAACAAATTCCAACATTCTCCATAGCGCTCAAGAAATGTTCGGCTTCTTTTTCAGCGTCATATTGGGGGTTGTCATATACGTTGTGATCCGATCGGCCAAAATGATATCCCCCCACAATTATGCCGTTGTCTCTCGCCTCTTTAAATTTACGGGCCCATTCGCGATTTATATGTGTTTGCCCTTCAGTTACTTTTACCCATGCATATTTAATTCCTGCATCTGCAACTTTTTTGAAGTCAACCGCGCCATTCCAACTTGAAAGATCGATACCTGGCAACACTTCAATCCCCAACAAGCCAAGAGTTTTTGGACCAGCAATGCCATCTATTTCTAGTTCCTGATATTTTTCTTGATAGTTCTCCACCTGAAATTTGGTATTGGGGCCGTAGTCACCATCTACTCTAGCGCCTACTTTTGATTGAAGTCGTGCAACTTCTTGACCTTTATCACCTTGTCTTAGCATATATTTAAAGCTCATCTTATCTATCTCCTGTTGAGCCAAAAGCGCCGATGCCCCTATGACCATGTCTGTTTAAATTATCTTCAAGCACTTCTTCGATGCCACAATGCACAATAGGAATTAAAACTGCCTGAGCGATTTTTTCCCCTGGTCGAACATATTGAGTGGTTAATCCAATGTTATGCAAATTAACGTACACTTCTCCATTATAGCCCGAATCCACGACACATGCGCCAACAATTAATTGTCTTTTAAAAGCGATACCGGACTTGTTCTTGATTTCAAGCATATGACCGTATGGCACTTCTACCTTTATACCAGTAGGAACAAGCTTTGATTCTTTTGGTGAAATGGGAAAACCTTCTTCTTTTATTA